TAGAATGTCCTTATTGTATGTCAAATGAAGGTTATACTATTATAGGTGAAGTAAAACCTTATCAGGAAGAAGAAGATGTTGATCTTGAAGATGTTGAAACTGGAGAAATTCCTGAGGAAGAAGAAGAAGTTGACATTGAAATAGAAGACGAAGAACCTGAAGATGACGAAGAATTAGAAGAAGGTCTTAAAGCTGATGAAGTAAAAGAACTTCGTGGGGATGAAGAAATTAATGGTGCTGATGGACCAATTGCTGCTGTTGATGATTTAGAAGGCAATGATGAGATTCGTGGGCCAAAGTACACAGAGTTAAATGAAGCTAAGAAACAAGGAACTCCATGGGTAGTAGAATCAGATGTAGATGGTGAGATAGCAAGAGTAAAAACAGAAAGAGAAGCTAAAGCCACTATAGCTGAATTAAAAAGAGAAGATAAAAAACTAAGAAAAGGTAAGAAAGTTAAATATTCTTATAAATTAGATGAATCTTTAGAAGAATGCGGTGACCCAGAAATTATGGAAGAAGGTCTTGTAGATACATTTCTAAAGTACCATGATGATGCAAATAATGCTAATAATCCTGGTTTTGATAAGATGTATGCTATTTTGTCAAAGTATGGTGATGAAACAGAACCTGTTGATGAGATTTTCTTAAGAGCTCCTGCGGATGAGCAGAAAGAAATGGTTTCATTAATCACTCCTGCTGAAAAAGTTGAAGAAGGTGTTGAAGGAACTATTGGTGGTAAACTTGCAGGAAAAGCAGTAGGAACTGCAATAGGTGGTCCTGTTGGTGGTGCTGTTGGTAGTTTTGTAGGTGGTAAGATTGGAGATAAGATCCAAGATACTTTCTCAGAAGGCTGTGAAGATAAGAAAGAGCTTGAAGAAGGTATTGAAGATGTTTCAATAAATACAGACGATGAAAATATCACAATGACCACTAAAGAAGATGGTGGTGTAGTTGTTGAAACTTCTCCTAAAGAAGATGAATTAGTAGAAGAACCTTTTGAAGGTGAAGAAATGATAGCTCCTATCGAGCCTGATACAGAGCTTGATGTAGAAGATGCCGTTGAATTAAATGACGAAGAAGATGAAGAAGAAATTCCTGAAGAAGAATTTTCAGACGAAGATTTTGATTTAGAAGAACCTGAATCAAATGAAGATTTTGAGGAATTTGATGAAGAATCATTCGACAATTTAGGCGAATCCTATCTTAAAAGATGTTATGAAAATGTAACTTCATTTAAAACTTCTAATATCACTTTAAATGAAAACAAAGAATTTGTTATTGAAGGTAAAATTGGATTTGATTCCGGCAATGAAAAAAATACTCAATTTGTTTTCTCTCCTAAAACTTCTGAAAATGGTAAATTAAAACTTGAAGGTTATAATAAACAAATAAGTAAGGGCAAAAAAACTTTTAAACTTAATTGTTCTGTAAACGATAAATCACTTGTTTGTGAATCATTAAATTATAATTACAAGGGCAAGAATGATCTTAATGAATCTGTAAGAGTTTACGGTACAGTAAAAAGGAAATAAGACAATGAAAAGTATTACAGAAATATTACAGGAATCGTTAAGATTGGAAGAAGATTCTAGTAATACAGGAAAAGAATCTGTAAAACTTACTGAAGGAGCAAAGAGGGTAGCACAAATATCATTTGATATTATGTATGATACAGATTCCGAGGAACCTAATTCACAACCAGACGATATAATGTCTGGGTTTGAGTGGGAATTAAAACATGGCTTAGAGGGTGTTGAATTACTAGGTAGCAACATAGAAGATATAACGGATGTCTATAGTCAACATTATAAAGATGATTTTCCTGAATTGGACGAGTCAACAAAGATTGATGAGGCAAGACAACCACGTTCTATTTATCATATTAATAAACGTGAACTAATTGATTGGCTTAGTGATCATAACCAAGCATTTGAGGATATATGTAATTTCTTCCATATTGATGTTAATGATAAGTATTGTGATGAAGAGTTAGCACATTATCAATTATCAGATTTAATTAATTGGATCAGCGACCATGATCAGTTATACGATGATATGTTAAACCATTTCAACCTTTAAAGAGGAAATAATCATGGATATAAATAACGCGATTCATGAGGCTTTTATTCTAGAAGATAACAATTATAAAAATATAAAGGAATATTTAGAATTTTCTCTTGCAGATGAATTTTCTAGTGACTATTTTCAACGTCCTATATGTGAAGAAGTATGTGAATATATAATGAATAATGAGCCTGAAATAGTAAATAAATTAGGCTTAGAAATTATAAATCATGTTTATATTGGAGCATTCGATGTTACAGATGGTTATGTAAACATATTTAGTAGTGATCATACTGTATTACATATAAATAATTCAGAAAAAGCTTTTAGTGAAGGTTTTCGTAAAAATACAAAAATAATAGATCCAACACTTCTTCAGTATCAAAACTATATTAAACATCCAATGGGTGATTATAATGATGATATAAATCCTGTAAATATTCTTGATTTATGGGATGAGTATATATTTTCATTATGTGATATTTCTAGTATAGACGACAAATATCTTAATAAAGAAAATATTCCTAAAGAATTACTTACTAATAACTTTTGGGTATATCCTAAACCTATTGGTTTTGATGATAATAACAAACCAATAGTATGGTTATTTATAAGTGAATAACATAACAACAGGAGATAATAAATGGAAAACCAAAAATATGGTCAGTTATTAACTCCAGATATAAAGATAAATAGACAATATTTTAGAGAAATGTGTAAGCTCTTAGGGATAAGGGTTTTATACAGAGCCCCCAAAACTGGTAAAACATATACAACTTATAGAGAATTAGAATCTAATTATGAAGATCCAATTATGGTTGGGTGTATATTTGATGAACACCCAACACAGCAAACATTAAGAAAAATAGGTTGGGTATCAGAATTAAATGAAAATTCTTCATTTATACATGTTGATTATGATTTACCAGGACTTCAACAAGGAGCATTATTTATAATTCCAAGTGGACTAGATGATGGTAAAGGAAGATTATTTAGAGTAGTTAAGATGGTTAATGAAATAGTTTATCCATCATCTATAACTTGTGAAATAGTTCCAGAATATTTTGATGATTTTGAATCAGTAGCAAACGGTAAAGACATTGATGAATTAATTGATTCAGAAAAACTTAATATATTAGGAACAGAAAATATTAGACCAATGACTACAGAGATTGAAGAATTAGAAAGTCAATTAACTTTAGATGGAGATTAATAAATGTCATCATATTTATATGATAAAGCATTAGTAGAAAAATTTAAAAAATGGACTTCTAGTTCTAAAACTCAAGTTTATGGACCTTCAGAAACAAGAAGATTATTTGAACTCATAGCTGATGAAAATGCTGATTCTAAAATTAAGTTACCTTTAATATCTATCAGTAGAGATATGGGTTATGAAATAATAAATGAAGGAAGAACAAGAAGGCCACTATCATATGATGGTATTGATAGATCATATGATGAAGAAACGAATTCCATGAAGATAGTAAATGCTATTCCAATATCTCTTACATATCAAATAGATGTATATGCAAGAAGAGCAGAAGAAGCAGACATACTGATGAGGAATTTGATTTTTAACATAGTTAATTATCCTGCAATGACAGTTTCCGTTCCAGACGCAGATATGAAACATACCGCTAGAATTTCATTAGGTAGTAATACTATAAATGATAATTCTAATATGTCTGAAAGATTTATAGAAGGTAATTTAACAGTTATGTCTGTTATAATTTCTATAGACGATGCTTATTTGTGGGATGTAAGACAACACCGCAATGCGGAAATTGAAATAAGGATAGATGACACATACGAGGTTAAGAATTTTGTATGTTTAGATTGTGGATATGTATACCAAACATTTGAAACTCCTACTGTATGTCCGATTTGTGGAGGTACATCTTGGAAACAACAAAATTCTTAATTCTTACAATTAAAATGGAGACTAAAATTTAATGGAAAGAATTATAATTCGAGAAGAAGATAATACATTTAATGTGGAAACACTATCTTCCTATGATGTAGCATACGTCCCAGGATTTGGAAATAATCCAGATTTGTTTAGAACTCCAACATTAGTTACATCAAAATATCAATTTATAAATTTATTTGGCGATAGCCCTATAACATTTACGTCAGAACAAGGTTATCCAGAAGCTACATTAACATCAAATGGATTTCCAACCTATGCAATTCCTAATTATAGAGCATTAGTGTTAGATAATACTCCAATGAATTTAACTAAATTTGCTGATAGGAATAATGAAGATGGATTATCACATTTCTACAGATTAGTAGATATTTCTTCAGATGAAGTAGGTGTAGATTGGGAGCCTGAAGACGGTATAAATTATTTCTTAGTTACAGGTTCTGATACAGATGGTTGGACTGTAACTTATTCTACTTTGCCAGTTGAAGATGGAAGTACATATATAGAAACATATGGTCCAGAGTCAGGTAACTTAGTATATGAATCTAATATAAGTCCGTTAGAACAAAATTGGTATGAAGGTGGAAATACTACATCGCCTTATAAATCTAGTGATACACAAATAGGCGTTGCTAATGATGGAACTTCTATAAAAAGTTATTATCAAGTAATAGAAAGCACTTCACCAATGTTTGCTGTAGGTGATATGGATCCTGGATATAGATATGCTTTATACCTATTATCATTAGGTATGCCTGTATACTATGAACAAATGAACAGCGCT